GAGCCCGTTCGATGCCGTCTAAGAAGTTCCAAATGATGGTAACGCCCATGTCAATCGCACGGGGCAAGAACTCATTTACGCCGTCAAGCATTCGCAATATGGCGTTCTGTCCAGACTCGGCCATCCTCGGAATGAGGTCATTAATGCCGTCGATAAACGCCATAAAAACGTCTTCACCTGTTTGAACAATCAGCGGAGTGAGAATACGGATAGCATTCAAACCCTCGATCATTAAATGAGTGAACGTTTCGATCCACTTGGGAATGGTTCGATCGGCGGCATCGAGTAATGCCAGAATAAGCGTGACTATGAAGTTAATCAGCTTCGGCATGAGCTGCGTGCCGGATTCGATCAACGCCCCAAACATGGTGGTGAAGAGAATCACCATAGATTTGCCGAGTCCACCAGCATGTTCAGCCAACGCCCCGAGGAAATCAACCAAGCCTAGAGCAACAGCTTTGAACAACTTTGGAATAAACAGCAGCAAATTCACCAAACCGTCTACACCACTTGCACCAACCGCCGCAAGCGTTGCCAAACCTGCTGCAAGTGCCGTTAATCCCACACCAGCGGCTAGCGTGCCAAGCCCGAGAAGGGCGACAGCTCCGGCTAGACCTAATAAGGATGGTAGTAACGGCGTCATCAGCGCTGCGGCAACGCCTAACACGGTGAACGCACCAGCTAGGCCTAATAATGCCGTCAGGATTTGCCCTGCTGTGAGCTTGCTGAGGGTTACGAGAGGTGGAACCATCAGTGTAATCGCAGCAGCAACAATAACCATAGCTGCGGCACCAGCAAGAGCGCCGTTCATGAGGTTTGCAGCAGCCACCAGGATCACCATAGCGCCGCCCAGTCCAATCAAACCCTTCACAATTTGACGGATCGACAAACCTCCGATGGCGGTAAGCGCTTGGCCCATGATGACGAGAGCGTTTGCCATGACTAAAATGCCCACAGCAGCAAATACGCCCGTATCAGGCATTAATTTCACGGCACCGACCATCAATAACAACCCAACAGCCACGGCAACCAGGCTATGAGCGATGGATTCGATCGACATGGTGCCGAACATATTAAATGCCTGCGCCATAACGACGAGAGCGTTCGCCATGACGAAGATGCCAACGGCGGACAAGGCGCCGTCAGCAGGCATAAGCCGGAAAGCCCCCACCATAATAAGCAAACCACCAGCCATAGCCGCGAGACCACGACCGATAGCGTCCCACTGCATCTCGCCAAAGCTCTTTAAAGCTGAGGCTAGAACAACCATAGAGCCGGCAAATGCATTGAGTGTGAGGCCTAAGAGAAACGCAGTCTTGGTCGGGATAAGGCGCAATGTTCCAGCCATAAGCAGCATTGCACCGGCCATAGTGGCGAGACCTTTACCGATCTCTTCCCATGATAGCTTAGAAACATCACCGATGGCGTGAACAAGGATAGCGATAGCGTTAGCCAGCGGCACCATAGCAAATGCCGTGCCAAGAAGTAACTTAGCAGGCATGAGTTTAGCGCCAATGGCGATGATAAGAAATGCCCCGCCGATAGAGGCGAGGCCCTTACCGATTTCCTCCCACGACATCTTGGACATGAGCTTCATGACACCAGCAAGAATAACTATCGCAGCCGAAATGGCAACGATGGCGCCAGCGATGCCAGCTAGCTTGACGAATCCGCTCCCCTTGGTGAGGAACGTCATACCCGCTAAGGCTAGCATCAACTCCGCCATGAGTGCGCCAACCGCAGCAGTGGCTTGGGCTAGCTTTCCGCCGTCGATTGACGACAGAATAAGAATAGCAGCAGCCAAAGCCAAGATAGCAGCAGCGATTTGCAGCAGTGCACGAGCTTTGAGGGCCTGTTGCATCTTCTCGAATGCACCAGTAAGCTGCTCGACAATACCAGGAGCGTCTTTACCACCCTTCTCGTCTCCATCACCTCCGCCACCGCGGAGCATAGCGAAAAGTCCTTTAAGTCCTTCGCCATTCAAGAACGGAATCTTTTCCTTCAAGGCCATGATAGCCTTCAGTTGAGAAACGATCTTAGCGAAGAGGGCTAAAATACCCACGCCACCGATACCAGCACTAACGTTGAACCAGTCAAGGAACGAGAACGACTTAATCTTGTCAATAAACGACGTGACTAAATCATGAACCTTGATGAGGAACTTGATAAAGCCGGCATCGCTCTTCAACCCCATGAAAGTACCGTCTTGATACTTACCGGAGGTGAGGATGTTGAAAATCTTGATGAGACCGTTTGTTACTTTATGAACGAAGTCTAGGAATTTACCCCAGGCTACGCTGGTGTCATCGACCGATTTACCGATCCACTCGAATACACCAGCTATGAAAGTGCCGGCCTTACCGAAGATGTTCTCAAACAGCTTCCCATTTTGAATGCTCTCGTCCAACTTCACCAGGAAGTCGCCCAGTGAAGCCGTCATCGAGAGTAACCCGCCAGCTGCACCACCCGAAGCGCCGAAAATCTTAGCTATCATAGAGCCGACAGTTTTAATTAACGACCAACCGATGTGTAGTAACGCAAAGAAACCTTTAAATGTCCTGCCGAGATTCACAACAGTTTCGATAGAAGGTGTTAGTTTGTAGGACAGGTCCTCGAAACTTCGTGTGAGCTTCATCACCTGAGCGACAGTCATGGGCGGGAATATCTGAGAGAAAGCACGACCCACTTGCCCTACTATGCTGTACAAGCCGTTGAATACTCGTACCAAAGAATCAATGACGATAGTACGCCCACCTGCATCGCTCCAGCCTTGGAGTAGTTCGTTACGACTTTTGGCTGATTGGTCTACAGCACCAGAAATGACTTTGCTAACCCGAGTCCACAAAACTTTGGCTTCTTCGAAGTCACCGATAATAATACGCCAAGACTGGGCCCAACCCGAACCAATTGATTCGTTAATGGTGCCAATCATCTGGGTAAAAGTCTTAACGTCCTGAGCTGCGCCATTAGCTGTTTGGGCTAGTTTTTGGATGGAGGCAATCTGTTCTTCAGTGTAGCCCTGTTCACGGAGTTGTTCGTCACTCAGATCTCCCGTAAATTTCTCCAAAGTTTTGGTGAGGACTTTACCGGTGAGCCATCCGTCAGCTAAGGTTTCTCGGAATGGTTTATAGTTCTTGGTCCATTCCTCGAACGTCATGTTACCCGCGTTTTTGAGTGTGCCCATAGCCTTTGCCGTGTCAAACAAAGACTTCTGGAATATCTCGCCGCCCATGTCGGAGTGCACCACAGAGTTCCAGTCTTCCAAGCCGACTTTATCAGCAGCAATAGCCTGGGATAACTGGTACATAGCGCTGGAAGCTTTTTCTGAGTTTGCACCAGACAAAGCAGCCAAGTTAGCAATACCCTTAATGGCTTTGGCCGAGTCTTCCAAACCAACACCAGCTGCGGTGAATGTACCAATATTCTTGGTCATCTCACCGAAGTTGTAGATGGTCCGGTCAGCGTAGGCGTTTAGGTCATCCAAGGTTTTGTTAACATCTGCGAGAGTGCTGCCTTTAGATTGGGTGTTGGCCAAAATAGTTTGAACCGAGTTAATCTGCAATTCATACTCTTTGAAGCCGTCCATAGCGCCTTGAATGGTGAACGCTTTGGCTACGTTCAGACCACTGTCGGCCAGCTTGGCGCCGATGTTGTGAAGTGCACCAACAGCAATGTTCTCCAACATAGAGAATTTACTTGTGGCGTCTTCGACACCGTTCGACAACCCAGACATATCCACATCTGACGCAGACTTCTGGATAAGACCCAGACTTGAAAGAATACCACCTGTTGACGAATCGACCACCCTCAAGGCATTTGAAAATGTCGAACCTAAAGCGCTACCGAGATTCTTCGTAGCTCCAGAGTCGATGGTTGACTCTAGTTTCTGTAAATCGGCGATAGTCTCTTGCGACTTAGCCTTGAATTGCGTGTTGTCGAATTTCATCGCAACGACGCGCTCGTCGATGGTCGCCATTAGCGGGTGACCTCCTTCCAAACTTCGTTAGCAATTTCTTGAAACAGGGGGCGTAAGGCTGGATTAATGTAGTCGATCCCTTGGACATAGCCACCCCCAGCGGTACCGTGCCCGATTTGAATACCGACGGCAACCTTGAACCCGTTCACCACGTTAGTGTTGTACCAAGTGATGCTAGGTTTCCTTCCCATTTTGACCTTGTACTCCCAAGACGAAGCAGTCTTCCCCGTGTCTTGCGGCGTGGCAGCTGATAGAGCTTTCACGCCTTTTTGACCATAGCGGCTAAGGCTTTGGAAGAGTTCGTCTGAGGACATACGTTTAAGAAAGTCAAACGTCTTGGTGAGATCGCCAGACTTTTCAATCTTGAACATTAGATGGTAATACCAGGAATCTTAGTAATGCGAAGAATAGCGATGCCGGCTGCTTCTTTTACCCATCCGTTGTGACTAAGCCACACGTTCGGTTGGCCACCTTTGCGGAAGAGGATAGACTGTTCGGATTTCCACTTTTCACTATTTGGTGTGGTGAGGTTCCAAAAACCAGTTCCGTTGGCGAACATATCGTAAGATTGAAAATACGCCTTGCCATACATCGCCATCTCGATAACATAGGCATTACCGGCATCAAGCACGTATTCATGCCCGCCACCGTTGCCAGTCGTCCGTCGAATCCACGGAAACTCGTTTGTGTCCGGTGCGGGTAAATCCACGCGACCGCCCGTTATTGGATCGTATGCTGTCATCTTAGCTACAAAGGCAACCGTGGCTTTTTTAAGATCCAAAAGTTCTTGATAGGCATCGTTCACCCGTCGGTTCTTGAGGTCACTAAACGTAACCACGTCGTTGTTGTTAACCCAGTTTTGCCCTTCAGGTTTAGGGGTGGAACGAAGTACACCGTTACTATCGTAGGCAGCAACAGCATTAGGGGTCGGAGTGCTAGTTCCGGTTCCACCACCGCCGCCAAGACCGTTGAGTTTGCTTTCGAGGTATGATTTGTTCACACAATCTAAAGCAAAACGGGGGTCGTTGGTGGCAATACAACCATTTCCATCATACTGAGCTAATTTCTGCGATGTCGGAGAAACTGTCCCAGCAGCTTTGATGAGTTTCTCGATTCCCCCTTTAGTAAGTGTTACAATTTTAGCCATGGGTGCTCCTAAATATCAATCTCAAACTCGCCGTCAGCTTCGTTGATCCACCTGAAGTTACCCTCGGCGCTATCAAACTCCCACTGATTTTGGTCAATGGGTTGCGGATTCCACTTTGGCTTACCGCCCATCTTATCGACAATGAACTTCAGAACTTTTTCCATAGAGGCATCGCCAGTGTCTGATCCGTATAGTGCATCCGTTGCCGTTTTCAAGTCTTCCGCATCTAGGGAATCTAGGTCGATCCGAAAATACGGAGCGACGTAATCACCACCCTTAAAACTCTGTGGAACTGCCTGGCATTCAAAACCTATCGTCTGAGGATCCCGAGTCTCTTTTATAGTTCGGTGTTCTCGTTCTGATGGATTTGCCAACAGATTTGGATAAACGTGCACATGCCGATGACCGTCACTGTCTAGCGACTGGAACGTGAAACCAAACGTTTGTACTCGTCCTTCGTCAGCGTAAATGCCAACAGCCTTGGGTTCGATTCCCATCCGCTGATCTAAAATTGGTGGATAGGTATAACAACTGATCTTCAGTTCTCGTTCGATGTTGCCAGCGATAGCGCCCCGCTTTCGTCCTTCGTAATACAACGAAGTCATCTCGGCTTGGCGTTTTTCAGTGGCAGAAATAAGTCCATGCCAGGCCCAAGCTTTCACTACAAATTCGCTGAGGTATAGTACACCATGGCTACAACCCTCAGTGAAAAAACGGTCGTCCCAATTCAGCTTCGTCATCCGCTCGTCCCCCACTGTGCTCGACGCTCGGCGTTGAGTTTCTGGTTACGAGCCATGATCTCAGCTTGTGAAAGTTTCTTAGATTTCTCAGGTGAGTTCTTGATGCCGAAAATACGAATCAATGCGAGGAGGCGGTTAATGTGCCACGTCTCGCATTCCTTCGAGATACCATTAGCGAACATCATGTAGTAAATAAGCTCTGAGGTAATAATCTCAGTTGACGAAGAGCCAGCGCCGCTGTCCGAAAACGTAGTAGCACTGGCTCGTGAGGCGATGTGGTCGTTAATGAGACTCATCTGCTCTGCTGTGATAGCTGAAATAGCTTCACCGACAGCGTTGCGAGGGAATTCATTAACGACCATCATCGAAATGTAATCCAACAGCTCCTCTTGTGACTTGTCATCGTCACTCACCAGGAAGGGTCGTTGGTACTTCTCTTCCCATTTTGAGATGCTGACGAGACTGTGACACATCTTGAGGTGGATCGTCACTGGCAAGAACTGATTTCGAGCGCCGTCAAAGTTGTGACGGGTAACGACATCAAGTTCTAGCGTCATGTTACGGCTTCTTCACGATCGTGAGAACTTCTTCGGGACTGAGAAGAGTAGGCGGATCGTTTTCGGTGCCATACAATTTCTTCTCCAACTCGGCTAGGTTCTCCTTCTTCACGGTCTTGGATGGGATGATAAGATGAGCCGTCGGTTTGAGGTCCTTGAACTCGCCGTCACCCTTGAATGACACCGGAGTGGTAGAAATCTCCCAAGACATCGTAACAGCCTCGGGCGAATCGTTGATCGTGCTGTGATCCTTGGACGAGGGCTTCGCCAGGGCACTCCACACGATGTGAATGTCGTAGCCGAAATCCACACCCTCGGTATCGTTGCCGATCCGAGTCTGCCACGAGAAACCGAACATCTTACGGGTCTGCTGCGTCACCAAAGCTCCACCAACCGTAGCCGAACCGTCGCAAGCTGCGAACTCGTCGGGATAGGTGTAAGCCTCGATGGTGCCACCGAACTTCTCATCAGACATCAAACCAAGATACTTGATGTTGTCAGCGTAAATATCGGTGACTTCAGCGCCAGAGGGGCTTTCAGTAACCTTGGTGAGACCGTTCCACGCGACACCAGCGGCGTAGGTCTTCTGCGTAGCGTTATAAGGGTAGAGAACACCCTTGTTCACACCAGTCTGGAACTTACGTTCGCCAACGTTGTCCCATGTTAGTTTGGCCATTAGTTCTCCTTAATTGTAGATACTAAAGACGTAATGGTTCAAGCCGTCTTTAGCAAACCATTGTTGGAACGTACAATATTCCATGTTGGAAATCTCTTCGACAAGAGCCGGATCCGGCTTGCGGGCAATCAAAGTGACTTGATAGCGGCTAGCACGATGATACTTTTTGTTATCAGCGTGTTTCACCCCAGTCCCGTCGTATTGGTAGAGTATGCACGGATACGTGAGCTTATGCATCGACGGGGGCTGATACAACACAGGTACACCAGCCCCCGCTATCTGTTCAAGCTTAAGGTGTAAGTTCCGCCTTCGGTCCATGCCACACACCTCCCAGCGTAAGAGTGATGCGTGGATGATTCATCTCCACAGACGTAACTGCTAAATACAGAGTACCCCAACGAACATAGACCGCTAGGTCTAAATGATCCTTGAGGTAATCGTCGGCGACGACGGACACCGCCATATCAAAATTGATGTTGGCATTGAGTTTGCCAACGTCTTGATTATTGCGGTATGATCGAACGACGTCGCCAAAAGCTTGACGCTCAGTTACCTTCACGTCGTATACACCTTCGTCGATCTCGATAGGCTCGCCGAATCCAACAGCGCCGCTAAAGCGTGTCATGATTCAACCTTCCCATTTTGAGCTTAGCCGCCTGGAGGAGGAACAGGGGTTCCGCCACCGCCGCCAGCCTTCTTGGTGTGACGCTGGTCAGCTAGCAGACGACTCGGATCCAGCTTGTTGGTAGGACCGTCGCCAGTAGCAGCAGGCGAACCGGTCTTCCACAAAGCCATAGCCGACTTGGCCCGGACCAAGGCACCTGACATACGAGTTTCAATCAGGTACTTGTGCTGGTTGTAGTCGATGTCGAACTGGTCGAACATACCAAGCTTACCACCCTGGTCGGTGCCAACCTGGTAATCCGCCAAGTTGACGATCAGACCAACGAGATTCGGGACCCGCTCCATGGTTTCGACAGTGACAATCTTCGAGACACGCATGGCGTCTGCGATAGCCTGGTCGTTGGGGTAAATCCGACGACCGTCCTTGTCCTTGATCCAGCGCAACTTACCGAGAACAGACTCGGTGGTGTAGAGCGTCGGCTGACCGGAACCCTTGTAGAAATGCCGGCTGGTGTCGATGAGCTCGATCATGGCGTCAGTACCAATATCGTTCTGAGCAATCTCAAGACGATGGGTAAAGAACTCATGATCCGTAGCGATAGGACGGATGTTCTTGGCGTTGATATAGTCCGGGGACTCGATATCACGGTTATCGCCAAACAGAATTGCCGAAGCAATTTCCTCATGGAGCATCAGCAGCATTTCAGCCTTGATCCAAGCCACGGCGTCAAAGGTAGTGATGTCCAACATGTCATCCCGATTCACCTTCTGGCGCTTATACACCGTGGTCGGACCGGTGGAGCGGTTCTTCAGCTCGAAGAACTCGTCCTTCTTCATCGTACCCTTGATATAACCCTTGGCTCGGGCTTCATCTTGGGTGATGTCTGCGTGTACCGAACGAACCCGAGTAAACGGAGCGCTGGTGACGCCATTCATCACACCGTCGACCCACTCTGTCCGACGCTTGATGAACTCCGGCTTGTTCTGGAAGTCCTTAGCCTGTGGGAACAGAAGGTCGATGTTGGTGATACCGAACTGGTCAGCGTGGAACAGTACGGATTCCTTGAGTGAGCCCACCTCCTGAGCATCTTTGAACACATCGGCCATGTCCGAGTGAGACAAAACAGGTCGACGACCACTTGGGGCTAGTCGGCCTTGGTCGAATACATTACCCATGTATGCGTCTCCGTTGTAATCGTATTGTGCGAGTTCTTCTGGTGCGAAGTCACCCTCTTCATAGTCGTAATCATCGTCGTCGTAGTCGTCGTATCCGTACTCGCCTTCATCCTCATCGTAGAAGTCGTCTTCGTCAACGGCGTCTTCGACACCAGCCTCATAACCTTGGGCTGCTGCGTTTTCGATGAGCATACCGATGACTTGCTGTTGCTCGGGCTGAAGACCGTCAAGCATCGCCTGCACTTCTTCCGGGGTCAAAGCGTCGTCATCGTCGTCATCATGCATCAAATAGCCGTCACCATGAGACAGACTGCCTCCGTAAATGACCGCTTCGTCTTGCAATTCAGTCTCTTCGCCATCGCTATGACGGAGGACCACATTATCAATCTTTGCGCCTGGGTTGGCTCCTGATAGCACTAGGCTAACCTCCCTGATTTGTCCATGCATCACGTTCTTTTCCTTCTCCACCAATTGGTTTGCGTAGATAGAAAGACTTGTGATGTCACCATGTTGAACTAGTTGTTTTGCATTCTGGGCTTTAGCCGTATGGTTGAAGAAACCATAAGCATAAACCCCGTCATCCCGATTCTCTAGGGCGGCATGCCCAAGCACGTTGTCGGGATCGTGGTGTCCGTGTTGCCACACCAATGGTACCGTACTGCCGTCATTGTCTTTGAAGGCGTCAGGTAGAATAGTGCGACCATCAGAACACCGAATACCAGCGCGAGTAGCATACCCGCTAAAGTCTGGTCGCATAATTTCCTTTCCATTTTGAGCTACTGATACTGTTCGGGATCGTACTCTGGTGGGTACTCCTCCTGCTGAGCATATGGGTCTTCCATACCTTCTTCCTCCTCGGCACCCGGGTAACCATCCTCGTAAGGCATGTTAGCGTTGTATAGCTCGTCAGCCTTCGGGTCAGTCGACGGACGCATACCAATGATTGCGCGAATCTCGTTGGCAGAAAGAATCTCGTTCCGAGTAAACTTGTCTGCGATGTCAGCGATCTTCTCCATCGGTACAAGATCGAACGGACGCCGAAGGTATAGCACCGTCTGGCGCTGAGTTCGAGCGGTCTTGGTGAGGAAGGTTCGAGACAACTCTTCGGCAATACTGTCAGCTACCGGCTTGATGATGCGATTCTGATAGTTTAGCAGCGCTGTTTCCGCTGCTGTCCCATCGAGAATCTCTGTCGTCAATCCAAGCTGAGCTTGCACTTGCTTTGTGAGCCACTCGATCCTTGGAAGGATGTTACTTTCAACAGCACGGTTCAATTGTGTAATCTTCTCCGTGCCGTCAACGTAAGCGATACCGAAGTCAGTCTTGCGGAGCTGCATTTCGATGTCACGAATACGATTCTCCGCTTGTTGACGACGATTCTCGCCTTTCACAACGTATGGAAGTTGAACAATCACATCCAATTTCTTACTGCTGAGATCATCTTCGATCCCGTCCATCATACGAAGAGCTTTAGCAAGTCGTTGGAACATGCTGTTGGGCTCATTCATGATATCATAGAGTGGGTTTTCGATGATCGCAACAGTACTCTTTGGTAAAGTGATCTGTTTATGTTGTCCGTCACGCTCGTCGTACAAGTCAACCATTACGTGCTGAGGATACCAGTTAACAATCTCCCCAACACGTAATGACTTGATGTCGAAACCGCCAGATTTCAGTGGTGAAATGTCAGTCTCGACGGCAACCACAGCCGCAACACCCTTTTTAAACAGAGTAATAGCTAGATCCTGTTTAAAAGCGCGCGCGGCTTGGTCTGTGTTTGCTTCAATGTTCAGGCAGTTCTGAAGTCCAGATGGTATGGTCTCCAGATAGCCGCCGTTCTCGTCAGTACGAGCGTGTAAAAACTCAACAGAAGCTACGTCAATAGCCATGCGAGTAATGATAGAGTTCACAAACGAACGGTCAGCACCAGTAAAACTCAAAAAACGCCTTGAAGGGCTGTATTGTGTCCAACCCCCGACATTTGATGGTGCAGATATCGGGGGATCACGAAATGCATTCCAAGCGTGTTTCAGTTTTTCTGTAAATGACAAGAGCGTTGTTACTTTCTATCAGTTACAAGATGGCGTACCGACCGTAGGGGTCGAGTGCGAAGTGGTACAGCGCTTCACCGGGGCTGTCGTAAGCGAAGTGTGCAGCGTGGGCACCACGGGAAACATGCCGACCCTGGTACTTACGACGAGTCCGATAAGCGTCTGCTAGCGCACTGACAGCGGCTCGTCCTTGATCGACTTTACCAGCTGCTCGGCTAGCAGCAGCCCGTCGTGAAGAATGTTTGCCGCCTAACGCATAACTACCAACTGCGCTACCGGCTTTCCGTGCTGCTGATCCAGCTGCGGCACCGGCTCGCTTACCGAGAACGCCACCAGCGTACCGAGCACCATAACCGATGATTTGTGCGCCGTCCTTAGCGTCTTTAGCTCGCGTCTTGATTGCGCTGCCAGCGCTTCGAGCTGCGGCACCGGCTGCTTTAAGACCAGCCCGTCGTGAAGAATGTTTGCCGCCTAACGCATAACTACCAACTGCGCTACCGGCTTTCCGTGCTGCACCACCAACACGGTCAATACCTTGTTGCGCGCGCAACGCGCCGACCATAAGGTGCGCGGCGCCATGTGGTGTGCTGATATACTTCTTGCCTCGATAAGCACCGTAGCCCAGAGCCGCTGCGCCAGCTGCTGCACCGACACCGAGAGCGACACGCTTTGCAATCCGCTTCCGTCGTGCGCTTCGTGCGGCACCAGACATCGTAGGGCGCGCTTTACGATGACCCCATCGCATACCCTTGATGCCGTAGTGGTATAGTTCAATGTTTGTCATGTATTCTCCTATTCAAAACTGTCAGGATTTAGTTTGTATGCAACGTAGGCGTCCATGAGAGCTGCTACGTTGTCAATCTTTTCTTCATAGCGTCGTTTCAGAATTTTGCGGTTACCGTTTGTATCCTCCATGACGATAGCGTTCCCCATGCCAAATGTCATGAGAGCTTCGTCAAAGAGTAACGCACGATCTTCCGCAAGCTTCTTCAACTCGCCGAGTGGCACCGATTCGGTTTTGGCACCTTGGATGACCTTTTCTACTCCCCACTCACTATTCTCGGTCGTCCACCGTTCGATGAATTCACGCGCATTATATGGATCATACCCAACAGAACGAATGTCGTATTGACACTCTTGGATATGAGCATCCAGATCGTCATAGACTTGCATCATGTCTAACACGGTGCCGTCCATGACAATTAATGTGCCTTCCTCGATGAACTCTTCGTACTTAAGACGCCGAGCAGTCGTGAGTTTCATCAGGGTACGTTCAGTGATATAAGATCGAGTCTTTACGCCAAACATACTCCGCTGAAGTGGGAACAAAAACGTGAACGCAGTAAAGTCATCTCCGAGTGACAAATCGACACCCATCGAACATGGCATACCCCAGTATTGTTTCTTTGCGTGCGGTAGTGTTTCTTCGTAAGTGAAGAAATACGTATACCCTTCCATGGGGATACCGAAGCGTTTCGCTAGGATATCGTTTCGTGCGGCGGGGACTTGTTCCGCTCGTTCCACATCTTTCTGGTATGTCTCGTAAGTTACCGTGATACCAATGTTCGGATTCGCTTTAACCCACATAGCTGGGTCAGCAACTTCCTTGACGTCGTCAAGACGGTAGTGCCAGATCGAAATGTGAGGCGCTAGGTAATTACCTTTCAGAACGTCTTGGAGTTCCAGTTTGATGGTGTCACCAACACTGTTACGAACAGTACCTTCTGACGAAATAGCGAGGATGAAGTAATCCTCGTTCTTAGAAGCACCCTGCTCAATGGCACCGATCACATCCTCTTTGACATCGCCCGAAAGCCATTCGTCAACGGTGTTCACCTTGGTGCGCATTGACTGAAGTTTGTCAATACGCATCGGCCGAACCTCAAGTAGCGAGTTAGTCAAGAAATTCTCAATGCCACGTTTGGTGGGAGCGAGTTTGTTCTTCTCGGCTTTTCGACCCGCCGCTTGAGGCGTGAAACCAGCCATACAAAGGAATTTAAACAATGGTCCTTTAGAACGAATCATTGCGGTCTTGATTGGTTGGATGGTTTCTGTGGCCAACGGCATTGTGGGGGCCACAATAATCTGGTGCGTGGTTGTGGTGTCCACCGTGAGGAAATACGCTTGTAGATACGAAGCGTACATCGACTTGGCGGCACCACGAGCCACGATGATATACTGTTTGTTCGTAAGACGCTTTTTGACACGCTTGCGAACATACCGACCCCCACGATTCCCCGGACGAGGGACATACACCGACCGATCGACAAAGATGTACCAACCGAAAAGTTGTTCGGCCCAGAGTTTGAACGAATCCATAACGAACACATCAGAACCATCAGTAAGTGTCATCTCCGATTCAACGAACTCAATAAACCCGTCGATAGCGTTATCGTCGTAGTAATACTTTGGGTCTGCGATGAGGGCGTCAATACGGTTCATCTCCATCGAAATTTCTTTACAGACTGGAATCTCGCCCCGAAGTACTTTTTCACGAAAAATGCCGTAATACTTTGGAGTGGCAGTGTTCGATAGAGCCATCCGTTACCACCCGGTCACAGCTTTAGCGACTTTGAGACCGGCAGCGATACGCTTCTTCTGGTCCTTGTTCTTCAGGTTTTGAGCTGCGATTGTACCGAATGTGCCAAGAGCAATACCGCCCACGGCACCAGCACCCTTCCACAGCATTTCTTCACCCTTACGTCGAGCTCGGGTCTTGTAGGGGTTGTCTGCGGTTCGTCGATAGTCGTTCTCCAATTGCATTCGGCGGGTTAACGTCTGAAGCTCTTTGTTAGAAAGTGAAGTTACGCCAGTCTTCTTCACCTTGCCAGCAAGAGCATCAGAATGCTTGCGCTCTTTGGATCGAACCTTTGGTTTTCGGTGCAAACTTAAACGTAACCCTTTCCGACGACCCCACTTCATGCCCTTGATACCATAGTGGTATAGTTCTGGTGTATGGTCATCAGAGTGTAACGTCGTTACGTTGTAAACTTTACGTTTATTGGAAACACCCGAACGCCAGTTCTTCGGAATCTTCGGTGAAACATCAGTGAACGGAGTCTTCAGATGTTCCGTGGCATTCATCATTCGCTTACCGCCGAATTTTAACCGAGATTCTTTAAGTTTCTTACCCCTGTAGTGAGCATACCCGAGGAGAGCGGCGCTTGTGGCTAAAGGAACAGCAACAGAACCGACGTTGTAAGCGAGCTTAGCCCGACGAACATGTTTCTGAATAATGTCGTGACGTTGTTGAATCGTCAAATCACGCCACTTCTTACGCTTCTTCTTACCCCGTCGACGGTCTTTGCGAACTCCTCGGCGCATACCGGGGACACCGTAGTGATAGAGTTCATCGTGGCGTTGGGGTGTTAACTCAAACAACACTCAACCTCCATACCATTTCATCTCGGCAAGCTTGATGGGCTTCCTTCACCGCTGTGTTAATCGACGGGTCAAACTTCAACCGAGCATCCATAGTCACAAACGTCTCGATGAGACTTGCGATGATGTTCCGCGGAGTTGTAGTTTTGGGCTCGTCGATGTCATACAGGTCAGACCACTCCTCAGTCCCCGAAACAACTGGACTGGACTTCTTGATGGCAGGGCAAACTTGGAACACCACAGCCAGTGAGGAGTTCATCAAGCTTTTAATGTCCACGTCGAAGTCCGTGTTGTCAGCGGGGATGTTGAGGAGTTTCTTCACGTCTTGTAAAGCACTACCCATCACGACAGCCGTTCGTTCACGATCCGCTGAATCTCCAGCGGGTCCCACCCCTCACGCTGCAACCGCTCGAAACGTTCTGCGCCGTTGCCGTACTGACCTCGGATCACCATGTTGACTACCTCGTCTTGTGAAGGGCGAACCTTCGGAGTAGGCAGCGGTACGGGACCAGCGGGTTTTGCACCGGTGATCTCGTCGTAGATCTGAGCAGCACGGTTGACGTAGTTGTGATACTGGCTTCCACCGAGGAATGGGCCAGGGCAACCAGTAGCGAAGAAGTCCTTATGACGGAAAACGTTCACACCGATCTCGGGACGACCGAGCCGATAGAACTTGTGCAGGTGTGCTACAAGTTTAGCGCCCGTTTCCATCGTCTCAGGATCAACACGCCAATCTGGGGCGCCTGTGCTATTAGCATGCTCAATAGAGATGCCATGGTTGTTGCCATTTGCATTAGCAGTAGCCCAAGCAATATCGGAATCGTACACATACTGACGAACCTTGTCATGGTCCACACCGTAATGTGCAGAAGCTTCTCGATCTTGCCAGATATTGAAGCAAGCATCTAGGGTATCCGGTCCGTTTCCGTCTCGATCGACAACAGTCATATGGTGAATGACTGTAAACTTAATCGTTCGGAAGCCGTGCGGGGTGTAGTGTAAATCTAGTAGTGTTTCATCAAATTCAAGTGTACCCCAATCGTATTGTTCTGGGGTTCGTCGGGTCATCTTATCTCCTTTCACCAGAGTTTTGTGTCACCCGGTTGTCGTTCCTGATACTCCCTTGGTGTTGTTTCCTCAGTTCCGTAGTGGATGAGGTTATGCGTATTGTGAGACACGCACACCAAGTTTTCAGGATCTAGTAATTTGTCTGAACCTTCTGCCAAATCTTGCATAGTTATTGGTATTATGTGGTGTACCAGTATCCGATCCAAGATTGGATAGTCGGACAGCGCCAAATCGCAGCCGTTATCTCGTGAGATCACATGATTACGGGCTTGTGCCCACTCACGTGACTTGTAGAAGTCTTGGTTAGCCATCCGCTTTCCGCCGAAGGTAGCGTGACTCACCGCTCCCCCAAGACGGAGATACCGAATACGATCTTCGAGAGTCATGTATTGGAGCATCTCGTGGTATGTCTTGGGGGAGTTATTCGAGGGTTTCACCTTTATACCTTCGGAGAGCGTTGATAGCCTCTGCGTACTCCTGTTCACGGCGTTCGCTAGCTTCGATGGCAGCCATCTTCACATCCATCATCTCGTTCTCCTTCAATAACTTGCGTCGTTCGAGTTGTTCACGAACAGAACCCAAGCGTAAGAAGTGTGTGATGACTGATGGTGATGCCGTACCGTCACGCAATTGCTGAGCTGCGAGGTCTGTGGCGCTCTTGACGAGCTCGTTCTCTCGGTCCTCAACCGTTTGAGCCGGCTTTCGGCGTCGTTTTGGTGTGTTGGACACCTGTTTCACCTCGTTTCGGAGTAGTTACGATCCCCACTGACCGCTTAGAACACCCTTTCTGGTGCTTTTCCCAGG